GCCCTTGTATTCGACTGCTCGATGCTCGCACGCCATGCAGATCGCTAGTCGCGCCGCCGCGTCGGCTTCGCTTGCGGGGCCTTGTGTGGCGTGTGTGAGTTCGGCGGCGGCGTATTGGGCGGCTTGGGCAACTACGCTGCCGATTTTAATTGCTGCTCTATTTTCATCAATCATTTTTTTATGATCAAGAAAATGTTGTAGTTCGGCACTTGGCTTTTCTGGATTAAGCGCGTACTCGTCTGAAATTCTTTTCAGTTTTGCTTGTAGTTCTTTTATAGTCATGCGCAATTCTCACAATCATCAAATTCATGGACGCAATTTTCCAAACCGCAAGTTTTACAATACGCTCGGGTTACCATGACTGGTGTGGATACATTGACATTTGAGTTATATTGGCAAAGACAAGGAGCGGACGAAGTCCCGATTTCAGTGCAAGTGAATGTATATTCATAATTCCCAATATTTACTTGCGGAGCATTGCAAATAGATGTTGAGCAAACCACAGCCCCGAGAGTGGCTGTATACACCTTTACATCGGTCTGACTTACTGTGACTCCGTCTTGACAGTAGTAGGTGTAACTGTATCCAAGTGTCGGAATATAAGAAAGCCAATAATTTATGAGCGCAGTATTTCCAACGCATTCGGTGTCAAGTGCGTTTGGAGTCACAGGGACTGCTACTCCATCAGGTTTAGATTCATGAATTATGTACTGAGTCGTACATGGAGAAAAACAAGTATGGTTGGTGATGGTTTGTAGAGTTGCAAAAATTATATATTGATAGCAAGGGCAAGGCGTTTGGCAACGGCACGGACACGCAATGTCCGCGCAAGTCAAATTCGGGCCACTATGCCAAGTAGTTGTTACGCCCGTGGCTAGATTGTCGCTGTAGCATTCGCACTGCGTTTTGCCCTCTTGACACGCGACGAAATAGCCCGCGGCGTTGGTAGCGCAGCACACGCCTACGCACGCATTCGGATTAACATCCGCGCACGCGCCCAACTCCCATACGCCTCCGAGCGCGGTGCATTGCGCCACTGTTTTATTGTCAACGCATAAATCTTGGCAATCCACATTGGGAGCGGTGGTATCCAAAATGCAACAGCGACCTAGTTGTGATGGGCAACAGCAAGAGCCAGTCATCAAACTCATTTGGTCGACCTCCCCCACGCCGCCGCAAATAGTGGATCGCTCGCACGCTTCGCCGCCACAAATTCGCGCGCTGTCGCGGGGTCGTCACTCAGCATCTTGCCGGCCAAGTCGGCTTCGTTCTGCACGCGGCGCGGGATCCAACCGATAGCGACACGGATGAGTGTGCCGAGTCCTGTCTGCCACAGCAACGCCACCAGCGCGACCGCCACGACGGCTCCTAGACCCCACTGAATCAGCGTCATCCAAAACGGCACGATGTCTTTCACGCCTGCCACGGCTATGGAAATTTGGCGTGTTTCGTGCAGGATGATCTCCGCGTCTGCTTTAATGGTGACCGCTGCCGCCACAATCTCGGGTTGAGCGGAGTGCGTAATGATGAACGCACTCCGCTCAGAGATTGAGTGTGCGGCGCTTGATGCGACGCTTGCGCTGCTGGCGATCTCCTTGGTCGCCGAGCAGCCCGCTGTGAGGACGGCGAGAATTATCGCTTTGTGAACCATGCTTTGATTTCGTTGAAGCCGAAGATTGAGCCAACCAACCAGCCGCCAACCACGCACAAACCAGTCCACCACAAAGTTCCAAGTAGTGCATCCATGATGTGTCCTCCATTATTTCGAGTTCATCCGATCAATTTTCAACGCCAACGCGGCGATGGCTTCAGTGTGCTTTTCATCTATTGCTTGACCGCGTATGACGGCTTTGGTTAGTTCCGCTGCGGTCACGGTCAATTGTTTTGTGTCCTCTGCAATCCGTGTCAAGACTGCATTCTTCTCGCCGATCGACGACACATAAAGACCCAAGGCGATCAGGATGCTGATCAGTTGCCCGCAAAGCACAGTCGTTTGCAGCGGTGTCAGAGATGGCTTCTTTGCGGGAGCCATTATGCGCACGCTCCGTCGATTGCGTTGGAAACGCAGAATGTAAAAGTCATTTTAGAGTCTGCTGATCTGCTCATCAGCATTTGCACATAGGTTCCATTTGCAATCGGTTGCAATGTGAAGCCAGTCGGGATGTTTGCGTGCGTGATGCCAGGACCGTCGTATGTCCCGCTGGTCTGTTGCAACGCCTCGACCGTGTTATATGCGTAGATGTTGCCCTGCGTCGCGTATGTCAGATTTGAGCCGCTGATCGCCTCGAATACATTTGAGGCATTTAGCCACGCCGCAGACCATTCGTATTTCCATCTGCGATTTGCGATGACGGCTGTTGCCGCCGTAATCTTTGCGATAAACACGCTCGGTCGTGCGTCCCTGTCGCCTCGCGTGTCGGTCGATGATCGCTCGTTGACCTTCTTGGCCATTGCGTTGAATCCGCGCGAAGTCAACGGCCCAAATTTGCCAGAGATATTGGGCTTGATGTTCATTAGGTGCTCACGATGCCGAGCGCAGAAAATGCTGTTGTTGCGGGGAACGGCTGTCGCCACCAAACTGTTGTCGCTGTTTCTTTGTTTGTTGCGCTAACTGGCGATGTCGGAGTTGGTCGATCCGTGATCACGCCATGCATATCTCGCATAGCAATCTGACGCATGTGGTAGAGCGTGGGATCGTAGTTGAATGAGTAATTGATCTCATATTGATTCGGGCCGATGCGGCTTGTGGATGCGCCTGTAAATACGAGCGTGCCAATAGCGCAAGTGAATGTGTTGCCAGTTGCGCCAAAAGTAAACGCCGCGCTATTGCGCTTGCCCGCAATCGCCATAATCGTCGCGTATTGAGGTCTGCCATTTATCACATTTCGGATTGAAACAGTGCAGATCGGAAGCAAAAACGATATTGGCTCTCCTGCGGAATCCGCTGGTGTGCCTCCAATATTATTGTCGTCCTGCACTCCACCCGAAGGGACCGTTGCACCAGTCCTCCAAACATCGACAGTCTGCTCGGAGATCGAAGTTTCAATGCTTGTGAATCCCACACGATTTTCGGATTTCTGATCTGCCGCCGCTGGAGCCGCGCCGTCACCCATCGTCGATTCAAAATTCATATCGACAGTCCACTGCTTGTCGCCCGCGTCCGTGACAGGCTTGAAAGTTTGCGAAACAAAAGTCATGTATGGAGCCGCTACCGTTTCGCTGCCGCTACCAAAAGTTTGGTATGTCGGTGCGTCGTTGGCGATGTCCGCAACATTGATTGATTGCCCGGTGGTGTCAAAGACAATGAATGAATGCGAGCCAGACCATTTGCCCTTGTCAAATGTCGCAGACCGTGAGACTTGATTCCAAGATAAAACGATGGTCATGTTGTGGCTCCTGCGGTCTTAAGTTGGTCGGAAATTATTCTTAGACACTCAACAGAATCATTCGCAGCCTGCAACGCTTCTTGGGCCATGCTCAACTGCTTTTCAATCGAGAAGTCAGCCGCGCCCGCGACCTTCACATCTCCGATTGCGGAACTGACTCCAGTCGTTGAGGAGAGATTTGCGGCTTGTTCTTCAAGTCCTGCTTTGGTTTTATCAAAATCTTCTTGCGCTTTTTCTTGTTCTTTGTCAGATTCGGCAATCATGTCCAAAAGATCTTGTTGCTGTTTTAATTCTTGCGTGACTTTCTTTTCAGCATCTTCTTTGTCTTTTATTTGTTTTTGTAAGTCGTCGTAGGCTTTTAATGTGTCGTCCATTTGCGTTTGCGTAATGCCGTAATATCTCCTCGATTCATTTAGTTTTTCTTTTAAGATGTCCCTTTCAGACATATTAAATTCATGTCGTTTTTTTAATACATCATTTATTAAACTTTCTCCATCAGTCCTTGCTTTTAGTTCTATTGCATCGCGTTTGGATTGCCAATCTCTCTGTTCTTTTTGTTCGTTTTGGTATCGAATTTCACTTTCATTTGCCTTTTGTCTTTTGGCGTAGTCCGCCTCAATCTTGTCTGCATCAGCAGAACCGCCGCCGTCCAAATATGCTTTGTTTCTTTGCGCATCGTTTGCTTTTTTATAGGCTTCCGTCAGTCGTTCTATAAATTTAATTCTGTCTTTATCAAAGGAATCTAATTTAGAATTTTTATCGTTATCTGATTTTGTTTGTTCTTTGACAATATCACTTATATTTTTCAAAGAGTCTTGAACTGTTTTTACACTTGCGTTTACTTTTGCAGAATTTTTTTCCCAACCCGCGGCCCATTCTGCCGAGGGTTCGTTAATACCTCCGCTAATGGCCATACGAATGGATTGGCCTAATTTTAAAGCAGCACCAGCCACAGGTATTGATTCAATAAATCCAATTAAAGCATCCCCGACTTTTTTAACTCCCTGCCCAAATGTTTTTACAGTTCCGTCGTTTAGTCCCTGCATCAATTCCGCGCCCATTTTTAAGCCAGCGTCAGCCAACCCGATTGTTCCCAATCCACCGAGCAATTCATGCCCGATGTTTTTCATTTGTTTTTTATTGATTTTGTCAAGATGCCCCGCAATACCTTCACCGCTTTTTTTTGCGGAATTTTCTGCCGCCTTCATGCCCTGAACGAATGGATCGGGGTTTGCGTAAAGATCGACCTGTAGTTTTCCTGTTACGGCCATTACTTAATTCCCATCTGTTGCTTTAATTTTTGAAGGGCGCGCTCTGGCGTTTGTTTTTTAACTTCAACATATGGCATGAAGTCCTGCGGGCTGAACGACTTTGACGATCGTGATGACCGATTTGCGTTGGCGACAGTCGACGCGACAATGCCAGCGCCGAGATCGGCGCGCTGGCGTGAGTCTAAGCATCCAACAATGCCTTGATATTCAATCCATTCTTGGAGTTCTCGTGATGACATTCGATCTCCTAATTCTGCAACGGTCATTTTCAACTCAGCCGCCAGCATGAACATGAACAATCGCAGCGGGCGGCTTCTTAGTTTCCCTCGAGGGTCTCTGCGTCTTTTGCGCCAAGGCCCGACAGGCGTTGACAATGCTCGTAGAGTTTGTCGATCACGCTCGCGGGCATTGCGCCTACTTCCGCAATCTCCGCATCCGTAAACAATCGCACGCCAGCCTCGTCGGTTAAGCACCTAACACAAAGGCTGGCGCGGATGTTCTTCACGCCCTTCTTAATGTCACGCTCCGAGTACACATACTGCTCCCATGAGTCACGCTCGCCAGCGGTCAGCCCGCGAAGCGAAACGAGTCCGTCGATGCCCGCAACCTTGACGGTGGCGGTCGGGATTTTAAGTGCAAGTAGTTGTTCGCGGATTGACATGATGGCTCCTGATTAGATTGCAGTCAGTGTGTACGCAGCCGAGCACTTAATACTGAACGAGATTGTCAGAACAGCGTCGGTCGCAGCCTTGACTGAGAACCCGGTCACAACGCCTACGCCGCTGACGGTCATGCCGCCAGTGGATGCCGCGCCGAACGAGATCAAGTACGAACGCAAGGCGCGATCGGTCGCAGCAGCCGCAATCGCAACTTGTTGCGCATCGTCGTAGTCGAGATTCAGTTCGATTGCGATGGAGCCTGCATCGAGAATGCCTGCCTTGTATCGCTTGACGGCATCGGCGATCGATGTCACTTCAAGTGATGATTGTGCAACGCCATCGAATGACAGTGATGTCACTTCGCCAATTGCGGCAATTGCGGAAGGTGAAGAGTACGCATCGGCTGCGCCAACTGGCCCGATTTTGATGGTTGTGCTGTATGAAATTGTTGCTGCCATGTGAGTGATTCCTTTTGTTGGGGGTGAAAATTAAAGACCAGTAGTCAGGCTGACCGGGACTGGTGTAGTGGCGACATAATAAATTTTGATGTTGACTGAACAGACAAACACGCCAGCGTTCTCGCCGCCATCTGATCCGAGATCAAATGTCATGGAGTCGTTGGTGATGATTACGGATTGAATGACCATCGTCGCGCTCGTGACGAGCGTGATGCTGCCTTTGGCTTTGTCGAGGTCGTAGCGAACATGGTCGGCAATGCGGGCCGCATCGACTAGCGATGTCCCGACGCAGTCGACGACAATCGTCGCTCTGCGCAAGGTGTCTTTGCTTGTGAGCGTCGGCGAGACAGCGTCGTCGCTCTGCGCACCGACGACGATGAATGGAAAGGCGGTGGTCGGTGGCGCAAGTGATTGAAAGATATTTCCTGCGCCGACAAAGCCAATGACTGTCGGAGCCTGTTGCAAGATTTTATGAATGGCTTCAACGAATCTCATCGTGCAGCCCTATTCATTTCTTTTGCTATACGAGCAAAGACCTTGTCGATTCCGTAGCCGACATCTTGCGTAAATTGAGCATTGATCGCCACGCCGTATGTCTTGAAGAAATTTCGGAAGATTTGCCAGCCTGTGTATGCGCGTGATGGATCACGATATCTTCCGTGCTCAATTAACCAGGAATTTCTCGTGTGCCCAAAAATGCGAGCCCACACAGAGGCGTCATTCTTTCCAATGTTTTTAGGCCTGATTCGATTGTGATAGATATTTTGTGCGATTCCGATTCGGCTCTCGCGGATCGGATGAATCGGCTGATGCTTCGCCGCGCGCCAGCGTGAGTTTAATTCGGATTGAGTTTGATTCAGATCGTGCTTGCCCTTGAAGCCCGCGTATATGCCTGCGATTTTATCTCGCGGGCGTGTCAACGCTTTGATTTCAGCCTTGTGCAAAATCTTGTAAAGGTCATCAGACCGCATGACTTTCATTTGATCCATGAACTGATCGAGTCCCTTGATGATCTTGCCACTACTCGCCATCACTGCACCTCCCGACATGTCATCTCGAGCGTGTGACCCTCTTGTCGATAGTCGACAATTGAAACGATCTCGAATGTGGCTGTCTTGGCTGTGTTGCTTGCATCGCGGCTGATGCTGGCCGTGAATCGGTCGTAGTGGTTGATGCCGGGGTAGAAGTTGGTAGTAATTTTGTGCGTGACCAACTGATCAAGTTTCATGTGGTTAGTTTTTTCTTCAGCGGTGCAATCTTTGATCTGCCCGAAGATTGTGTCGCCAGTGGTGAATGTGTAGGTCGGCGTGCCGTAAGTGTTCAGCGTCTGCGTGCGGGTCTTGATGACAAGTGGAGTCCGCATCATGCCGCTGTTCATTGGTATTCACCCGACTTGTATTGGGCGATAAGAGCCTTGATCGTGCTTGGCACCTCGTACTGCTGACCTGGCGAGAGCGTGGATCGATAGTCGTAGAGCGTTGAGCACTGCATCAAGATTGCGTGCTTGAGCGCGATCGGAATCGCAGTTGCGCTGGAACCCCAACCCGCAACATAGACAACTGTGAC